GTGAGGGTGAGGGTGAGGGTGAGGGTGATATTGATTCGATTGCCATAGTTAATTCTAATATATAGTAAGAATTAAATTATTTAAAAATTAAAATAATTTTGTATTTTTAATTTCTAAATTAATTATAATAGAGTATGAGTTATTCATATGTTAAGACTGTATTTCCAAATTTTAAACATTCGAATGTGTATGATACAAAAATGTATGAGAATTTAAATACGCTGTCTGATACTCGTATTTTTGAACCAATTGATATGGATGTATCGAATAGTTATTCGAAAGTAGGAGATGTAGTTTCGTTTAAACCAAGTAAGGAGGGTATTATAGAGACTTTTCAGGATAATCAACGATATTATAATATTCCGCTTCCTATGGAAAATAAGGAACGATTTGAAAATAATGATGTGAAGGCGCATGTTGAGTATACGAAACATGTATTGGAGTGTTCCAGTTGTAGAGAATTATTAATGAAGCAATTTAATATTGAGACAGAGAGAATAAGAAATGAAGAGTTGATGGAATTGGTTAGTTATTTAATTTTTGGATTATTTATTTTATTGTTAATTGACTCGTATGTAAAGAAATGAGTTTTGTACGCTAATTTTGATAATTAATTTTACTTGTGTAATAATAAGTAAAATGGATATTGATCCAAATGATTTATTATCAACAAATGTATATATTAAAAAGCCAGATTTAAATCCAAGTGTATCATTGGATAGTAATGAAGAGTTTAGAAAATATTATGAGAAAGAGTTACAAATAAAACAGGATGCTAAAATTATGAATGCTATTCAGAATATAGAATTAGATGAAGAAGATGATGACAATCATATTATGAATACAAATATGTTTAATAAAGTAAATGTAGAAAAAGACAATATTGAGGAGAGGCGATTTATAAGAGATGTGAGAACATTAGTTAGTATTGATTCTAGGGACCGTATAAAAACAATTTATCCGAGGCCAAGTCAATTTAAAATTTTCTTAGGTAGAACATTTACAAATGTTAGAAAAATAGAGATGGTTAGTTTGGAATTTCCAAATACAAGTGCTGTTATTAATACAAATAATAATAGAATTTATTGGAGAAATATCGAGGATATCGATTATGATTATACAGTGACAACAAATGGTATAGTGGGTTATCCTATTTATAATGTAGAATTAAGAACTGGTAGTTATACATCTGCTACATTACAATCTGAAATTCAATCGAAATTAAATTTAGTTAGAAGACGTCAAGGAACAACTACAACTCCATCAATTACTCCAGACTATCATACATTTGTGGTGGATTTAGATTTAAACACGGATGTAGTTTCATTGACGTCACTAAGTGTCAAAACATTACCCAATAATCCGTTATCAACTGTATTAGCGAGTGGGGTTATTACAGTGTTACTTCCTGAACATGGATATTCTACGAATGACTTTATTTATTTATTGAATGCAAAGGGTATAGCTGGTATACCTTCGACAACGTTGTTAGGGTTTCATAGAATAACGGTTATAGGACCAAATCAGTTTACATTTGAGGTGAATGTGAAGGCTTCTGAAGCAGTAAGTGGTGGTGGAAATAGTGTTAAAACTGGAACAAAGGCGCCATTTCAATTTTTATGGGGAGAAAATAATTTTACAGTTGCGCAAAACATAGGATTTCCTTTAGAAAATAGTTCTGAATTGATAAAAACAAATGTGGAATCTTTAGAAAATATTGTGCAAATGGATATTATATTAAACTATGCGCATAATTTTAGGAATACGTATGAATATATCGGTCAAATAATAAGTGTAGGTACATTAGTAAGCAATGTTTTTGTTACATATGCATCATATGTTATAACAAATATTGTAAACACGATAGGAATACGTGTGCAAGTAGCTAGTGAATCAGTGATAACAGGTTTAATAGGGAATGCAAGTGCTAATTTATTTAAATTTGGTGATTTAATTATTCCTGTGTCATCCTATTCTAAATATGTCGTCGATTCATTTTTAGTAACTACATATACTGCTCATAATTATAATTTTAATGACATTAATACGACAATAACACTATCTAATACAACAGATCCGAATGTAGATGATGATGTGAGTTATGATGGTAATTATTTGTTACAGGCAGTGCCTTCTACGACAACGTTTATAGTTCCGGGTGTATTAGGTCCACAGAATATACATACATCTAATATTTACGGTACATTACCAAGAAAAACACCTTTAACAACTTGGATAGTAAATATAGTATCTGTAGTGAATAATTATATTAGAATAGATAATCTTTGGTATGTAAAAATAGTGACAGATGTACCTCATAAAATGTTGGAAGGTGAACAAGTGATGATATATAATTTAAAAACAAATCCGTTATTGAATTCAGAATATACGATTTATTCTGTATTAACATCGACGTCATTTTTGATACAGGCAACAGTATCTACTGTGGATTTTAATAATTCGATTAATCCATTTGTGGCTACTGGTTTAGTTACATTTTCTTTTCCGTCACATGGATTTAATTCTATCATAAATATTCAAAATGGTACTGTATTTGATTTAACGGATAGTTTTGGTACACCCGTTCCTATACAGCCAATCATTATTACGACAACAGTTCCTCATAATTTAGAGGTAAATGATATTGTTAGATTATCTGGAACAGGGCCCATATATGTTAATAGTGTTTTGACAACGGGTGTAGAACCAAGTTTAGATGGAGGTGGATATGTAGTATATGCGATAAATGCAGTTGATAGATTTACAATTGTAAAAGTGGCTGGAACAAGTGATTCATTTACCCCTATAACAGCAGCTCCAACGATAACGGGTGTATTAGGGTTAAACAATAATTTTTATTTATATGATGTAGAAAATATTGGGGGGATGTCAAAAACAATGTTGAATAATCGAAGTTTTACGGTAAGAGATGTTATTGATGAGGATACATTCACCTTTATAGCGTCAAATGTATACGCGACATCTATAGAAACAGGGGGTGGTTCAAATGTACATATAAGTAGTTTAAAGCATGGGTTTAATGGTATACAAACAAATACTAAAAATGATATTTTAAATAGAAGTATTAATTTACAGGGAGAGGATTATTGTTTCTTAACATGTCCACAATTAGATACAATGTTAAATACAGGAGATGTGAGACATATTTTTTCACGTATTTCTTTGGACCAACCTCCTGGATTTGTATGTTTTAAGTATTTAAGTAATCCAAAACAATTTCATACAATGCCTTTAGATAGATTATCTGAATTAGAATTTTCAGTAGTAAATTATGATGGTAGTTTATATGATTTTAACGATTTAGATTTTTCGTTTACCTTAGAGATTACAGAAGCTACAGATGCAACTAAATCCTTTAATATTAGTTCACGACGTGGAATAACAGATATTAGTTAGGTTATTAAAATTAATTGAATTAAATAATTATACATAGATATAATTATTTAATATGCCAGAATATGCCAAATCTAATTATTTAAGTAAAAGAGGATATGTGTTAAGAAAGATTAATTATAATGATGAGGAGTTATCTAAAATTAAATTAGAATTAAGAGGGCGTCCATTAATGGATAATAAATATGCATTTTCTAATTCAAAAGGCGATGATACAACGTATCCTGTTTATATGGATACAAGAACAAAATTGTATATACCAAAGATGTATGGTATTGAAAAGTTTGGATTTCCAGAAATTGTGACTGAATATTTTGAAGGAAAAAAATGGGAACATGATATAGAATTTAAGGGTCAATTGTTAGAACATCAAATAGAACCCGTTAATACACTTATAAAAAGTTGTCATGATAATTTTGGTGGTGTATTAACACTTCCAACTGGTTTTGGTAAATGTCATGCTAAAAATACTACTATATTAATGTATGATGGGACTATTAAAATGGTTCAAGATATTAGAGTAGGTGATTTATTGATGGGTGATGATAGTATGCCACGGAAAGTTTTATCTTTAGCTGGAGGAATAGATGATATGTATGATATTATTCAAATGAGTGGTGACAAATATACAGTGAATAAAGAACATATTTTAGTATTAAAAAATATTAGAAAGGAAGCATGGATAACATTTGATTTAGGTTATGTATATGTTAAATGGTGGGAGAATAATAGTGAACATTCTAAAAAATTTGACAATAAATATGATGCTCAATTATATTTAGAACAAATCAAAGAACGACATCAGTTATATTGTGAGATAGAAGTAAAACATTATATGGAACAAACAAGAATGTTTAAACGTCACTTTAAAGGATATAAGGTTTCAGTAGAATTTACATGTAAAAATTTAGATATGGACCCATATAGATTAGGTTATTGGTTAGGAAATGATAATTCATGTAACGTTATAAAACATATACCATATATATTTAAATGTAACTCACGCAGTAATAGATTAAAATTATTGGCGGGATTATTAGATGCAAATGGTTATTATTATAAAGGAATGTATGAATTTTCACAATATGTAGAAAATGAGCAACTTATTGATGACATTATGTATTTATGTCGTTCATTAGGGTTTGTTTGTTACAAAAATTATAAGAATAAAAAAAGTGGAATTAAAATGGATGATAAAAAGAGATTGATTCTTATTATATCAGGAGATGGTATTGAAGATATTCCTGTTTTATGTAAAATAAAAAAAACAGTAAATAAAAAAAGGGGTAATGATGTATTATTGACAGATATTAATGTACAATATATTGGAAAAGGAGAATATTATGGTTTTACAATAGATGGTAATCATAGATATTTGTTAAGTGATTTTACGGTAACGCATAATACAGTTTCTTTATTGTATGTGTTATCTCAATTAAAAGGAAAAACAATTGTAGTTGTTAATAAAATTCCATTAATGAACCAATGGATTAGTGAAATAAGCAAGTTTTTACCTGATGCTAAAGTTGGAATTATCCAAGGTCAGAAAAATGTGGATGTAAATGGATGTGATATAGTTGTAGCAATGTTACAAAGTATGGCTAAAATAGATTATCCAGATGAATTATTTAGAGAATTTAATACAAGTGTTATAGATGAATGTTTTCCATATGAAACAAATATTATTACATCACATGGCAGTATGAATATTGGTTTATTATATTATATGAAAGAAAGAGGAGAAAATTTACCGATGGTAAAGACATTTAATGAAAAGAAAAAAATATTTGAACTTAAAAAGATTGTGAATGTTTTTCGAAAAAAGAGTGATAGTTTGATAGAAATTCAATGTGGTAAAATGACAATTAGGTCTACTGATAATCATAAATATTTGACACATAATGGATGGAAAGAAGCTAAAAACATAATTATAAATGATTATTTACTAAGTAATTATTCTATATGTTCTGAAAGCTCTACAAAGTTAGATTATGGATATTTAAAGGTGACAAAAATTATAACAAATATTAAAAATTATAATGAATCCGAGTTTAAACAAAATTATGTGTTTGATATGGAGATAGAAGAGAATCATAATTATATAGTTTCTAATAGTACACATGTTTCTACAAATAATAATATTTTTAATGGATTTGTTGTTCATAATTGTCATAATATATCATCTAAAGTATTTTCAAAGATATTATTTAAATTATGTTGTAAATATACAATTGGATTGTCTGCTACACCTAAAAGAAGTGATGGTTGTGAATATGTATTCAAGTGGCATTTAGGAGATATTATATATGAATCATCAAGTGAGAGAAAGGGCAAACCTCCGATTATTAGATATTTAAAGATAGATAGTAAAGAATATAGAGAGATAGCGAGTGAGAATAGATATACTGGTCAAAAACAGATTCAATTTACAAGTATGTTAAGTGAATTGGTTGATATGAAAAAACGTAATGAATTGATTATTTCTATAATAAAAGACCTTATTGGGAATGATGATGGGAGAAAAATATTAGTACTAAGTGACCGTAGACATCATTTACATATGATAAATTCATTATTAGATGAAGATTTAGAAGTAACATTTACATATGGGTTATTTTTAGGTGGTATGAAACAAAAAGAATTAGATAAGAGTCGAAAATGTCAGATTATTTTAGCGACATATCAGGCATTTGGGGAGGGTGTTTCAGAGAAAGATTTAGATACATTATTGCTTGTTACTCCTAAGAAATTTATTGGGCACTTAAAAAATACAACAAAGAACGAGAGTGGCAAATTGGAACAAATTGTAGGTCGTATTTTTAGAAAGGAACATATTCAGCGTCATCCTTTAATTATAGATTTTCAGGATAATTTTTCAGTGTATAAAAATCAAGCATCTCAACGTAAGAATTTTTACAAGCAACATTTCACGAATTATAATGTTGAAGAATGTTCTATTAATTTAGATAATGTTCATAATGGAAATTATATTTCACATATAAAGATGAAAAAAACAAAAAAAGACGGTGAAGAAAATATAAACATTACTGAAGGATTACAATATTGTATGCTAGATGATTAATGTTCTTCATAAGCTTCAATGCGACCAGTATCAGTATAGTTGGAATACATTAAGTAGAGTAGATATAGACCTGCTACACCTACAGCAATATAAACGCTATTTGTGTTAGCACCAGCGAGTTGTTCAACGAAATTAGGTTGTCGTAGTCCAATGCTTAACCAATTAAGCGAGCCTGTGATGACTAAAAGAGTTGCTACGAGTTTTAGAAAGCTGGCTTTGTTATTTGACATTTTTATTATTACAAAATAAAAAAATTATTTAAAAATAATAATTAATTAATGTAAAATGGTAAAACTTGTTGTGTATGGCAATAAATTAGCCACATGTACACAACGTGTATTAATTTTATTAGAAGAATTAAATTTGAAATATGAATTACATGAAATTGATATAATGAAAGGTGAACATAAGGATGATACATATCTAATGTTGCAACCATTTGGTAAGATTCCTGTTGTTGAATATGGAGAGTATAATTTGTTTGAGTCACGTTCTATTATACGGTATGTAGCAAAAAATAATATTGATGAAGTTGATTTAACATTAGATGATAGTCCATATGTAGATATGTGGTTAGAAGTTGAATCTCAAAATTTTAATCCTCCTATAAGTAAGTTTGTATATGAAAAGATATTTAAAAAATGGAAAGATCCAGATGCGATTGTAGACAGTAATGTATTAGATGTAGCATTAGAAGAATTAGACATGGTATTTAAGGTATATAATAAAAGATTAGAAGAATCTCGGTATATTGCTGGAGATTTTTTTTCGATTGCGGATATTTCACATATTCCATATTTATATTTATTTGTCACTTGTGGTGATGAATATAAAAAAATGTTAAAAAAGTATTCAAAAGTATATAAGTGGTATAAGAGGATGTTAATGAAAGATTCTGTTCAAAATATTTTGAGCATTGAATAGACTTGTATATATTTTATTGTGGTGTTGGGGTGAATTCGTAATAATCTTCAGGGTGTTCACTTTGAGGAGTAACAAGTGACATATCGTAGTTACGCATGGGATAACATCCTGTAGCTTCTGGTGCTGGGGCTGCTTTCATTTCTGGTGCTGGAGCCATTTCAGGAGTTGCTTCGGCTGGGACTGGTGCTGGTGCGGGTGCAGTTATTTCTGGCATAATAGATTGTACTGCGGCCATAGTTGCAGTAGATACAACTTCTGGCGAGGTTGGAGTAGATACGACTGCACCTTCAGCCAATGTTTTGACAGCTTCTACACCTTCGGGTGTTGTGGAAGCCCCCATAGCTATTTCAGCTACTGGCATAACAACGTCTGGTGCAGCAGCTACTGGTGCTGCCGCGGCATCTGCTAGTGCTTGTACAGCATCTAGGCCATCTTTTTGAGAAACAGGGGTAGGTTGGGGGGTGGTTGAGTCAACATTCTCTAAATATTCCCATACCTTACCAGTATTAACATAATTCATTGTGACAAGGAATGCTAGTGCAATAAGTAGTGATGTGGATGGGCTAAATTGCGCTGTCCATAAGACTAGTGAGAAGATGAATAGCTTGAAATAAATATTTTCAAATAACATTAAGACAGGCTTTGGAGGTTGAGGGGCAAGTCGTACTACGTATAACATCAATAAAAGATGAACAATACCCTTGATAATTGTAGGTTTTTTAACATAATCTTGTAGAATCTTATTGACGTTTGCGTCAAATGTTTTAACAACATAATCTAATTGGTCCATTTAGTTTATTATATAATAATATAATAAAATAAATTTTCAAGAAATATTAATCTTATAAATTATTTAATATTTAGACTTGCGAGATTTCTTAGCCGACTTGCGTTTAGGCTTTGATTTCTTTGCCGACTTCTTTGATTTGCGCTTGGGATTTGATTTCTTAACTGACTTCTTTGACTTGCGTTTGGGCTTTGATTTCTTTGCCGACTTGCGCTTGGACTTGACTGACTTGCGCTTGGACTTGACTGACTTGCGCTTAGACTTGACTGACTTGCGCTTAGACTTAACTGACTTGCGCTTGGGCTTTGATTTCTTGACTGACTTGCGTTTAGACTTTGATTTCTTGACTGACTTGCGTTTAGACTTTGATTTCTTTGCGGACTTGCGCTTGGACTTTGATTTCTTTGCGGACTTGCGCTTGGACTTTGATTTCTTGACTGACTTGCGCTTGGACTTCTTTGCGGACTTGCGTTTAGACTTTGATTTCTTTGCGGACTTGCGTTTAGACTTTGATTTCTTTGCGGACTTGCGTTTAGACTTTGATTTCTTTGCGGACTTGCGCTTGGACTTGACCGACTTGCGTTTAGACTTTGATTTCTTTGCGGACTTGCGCTTGGACTTGACCGACTTGCGTTTAGACTTTGAT